CGAGTAGCGCGCTATGGGTATGAGCTTACAAAGCTAAACGAGAATAGACCGTTAACTATCGAGGGACACGGGCGGGTTAATCCAGCGTTTAGGGCGGGGGTGTTCAGATGAGATTTTGCCCATTCTGCGGAAACGTAATGATTCAATTGCCTTGTGGGGGCTATTCGTGTCAAAATAATTGTAGTAAGGGAGTTCGAATAATTTACTATGGCCCGCAAGAACAATATGGTGTTAGAATGGCGCACGGCGTGCAGGCTGAGCCAACAGGAAGCCGCGCGACTCTTGAATATGAGCGCACAGCGGTACGGCTACTTCGAGAGGAAGGCGAAGGTAATGCCTAAGGACGCGCTCAGGATAATGGCGAGCGTTTGGGCAGAAGCAACAGAGCGCGATTCACTAGACTTTTATAAAAGCTATCATGCTGGAGAGTAACAGTGGTTGATGGCTCAGAACAGAATCCAACAGCGAAAAAACCACGCGGGCCCGGCAAGCGATTCGAGAAGGGCAAGTCCGGCAATCCCGGCGGCCGACCTAAAGAAGTTGGGCACGTCAAAGAACTCGCAAAGCAACACACAGAACTCGCAATCAAAACGCTTGCGGAAATTTGCGAGCATGGCGACAAGTCCGCAGCGCGAGTCGCCGCGGCCGAAGCGCTATTAAATCACGCGTGGGGCAGGCCTGAACAGGCAGTGTCTTTCGAAGACAAGGACGGCAAAGCTATTGTGCCACACATTGAAATAGTGCTGCACAATGACACTACTAAAGTTTGAACTACACCCAAGACAGAGCGCGGCGTTCACTGCGATTGAAGCAACTGAGATTCTTTATGGCGGGAGCGCCGGGTCGGGAAAGGCGTTGGCGCTGGATACTCCAGTTTTATGTCCCGGTGGTTTTAGGCCGATTGCCGACCTTGTGCCCGGCGATCTGGTTTATAACAGATTCGGCAACGCTGTCCCCATTGTTGCAATTAGTCCAATTATGCATGGTCGCCCGTGCTATCGGGTTGAATTTAGCGATGGCGCTGCAATTGTAGCCGATGAAAGCCACCTTTGGATTACGCTAACCGAAAAAGAGCGCATGGCCAATGCGCGAAGAACGGAAGAGTTTAGAAGCCGCAGGCGACAAACGCGTAAGCGACGTGGAACCGGCAAGCGACCTGATTTAGTGGAGGCAAATGAAAATAAAAAGCATTCGTATCTTTCGAGGATGGACTATTCTGAGCGCACCACACTTCAAATCTTGCAAACCCTATATTTGAGGGGGGGTCGCGTAAACCATTCTGTCCCTATTTGCGCTCCAATAAATCCACCACTTAAGCAAAACTTAATCATTAAACCATATACGCTTGGAGCGTGGCTTGGCGACGGGAATAGCGATGGGTGCGGATTTACTACTAACGACCCTGAAATTCTTGAGCATATAAAGGCCGATGGTTATTCGGTTAGAAAGCGCGCCGCCAAATATGCCCACGGAATACAAACCCTTACTTCAAAGCTAAGAGCGCTAAATGTTATAAAAAACAAGCACATTCCAAAAGAGTATTTACAAGCAAGCTTTGATGAACGGCTCTCATTGCTGCAAGGGCTGATGGACACTGATGGCTATTGCACTAAAAGCGGGGATTGTGAGTTTGATAATACTAATGGGGCGTTAGCAAGGGATGTGCTTTTTTTAGTACGCTCTTTGGGCATTAAGGCTACGTTTCATAAAGGTATCGCTAAACTATATGGGCGCAGTGTCGGGCCCAAATATCGCATAGCCTTTAAAACAGATAAGCCCGTATTCAGATTAAGGCGTAAGTTTAATAGGCTTACGTCAATAGGGGCTCGGCAAACTCAAAAGTATATTGTTGCCGTTGAGTCAGTTCCCTCCGTTCCTGTTAAATGCATTTCTATTGACTGCCCCGATGGCTGCTTTCTTGTTGGCGAAGAGCTTACAGTTACGCACAATAGCCACCTTGCGCGAGTCGCTGCGATATCTTGGGCAGTAGAGATTCCTAATTTGCAAATTTATCTATTCCGTAGACTTTATGCGGATTTACAGCTTAATCACCTTGAGGGCCCGACGGGATTCCGCGCACTTTTGGCGTCATGGTGTAATACGCGCTCACCACATAGCCCGCTAATTGCTGGTAGACTTTGCGAGATAGTGGACGGTGAAATTCGTTTTTGGAACGGCTCAAAGATTCATTTGTGCCACTTACAGCACCAGAAAGATGTCACAAAGTATTACGGGCCCGAGTTCCATGTGCTCATGCTCGAAGAAGCTACGCAGTTCACTGAATACATGATTCGATTCTTGCGTTCCCGCATGCGCATTCCTAAAAGCCTCATCATTCCAGATAAGTATCTAAAACCAAGGGAGCTTTGGCGAAGCAATGACCCCGAATATTACTTTCCCCGCGCGCTTTATACGTCAAACCCGGGCGGTGTTGGGCATGCCGCCATTAAGCGCATGTTTATTGAGCAAAAGGTGCCCGGCAAATTATACCAAGCACCAGATAGCGAGGGCGGACATACTCGCATGTATGTGCCCGCACGCGTTGACGATAATCCGTCAATCAATCGTGAGCAGGTAAAAGCTGGATTGTCTGGCTTGCCCGCTGTGCTAGTGGATGCCATGTTAAACGGCAATTGGAACGCAGTTGTCGGCGCATACTTCCCCGAGTGCGACCCGCTTAAGCACGTAATTCCACCTTTCCAAATTCCGGAATATTGGCCAAAATTCATGAGCATGGATTGGGGCGCGTGCGGAGAAGGCGACCCGTTCGCTATTGGCTGGTGGACTGTTAGCGATGGAACGTATATGCCGCGCGGTAGTCTTATATGCTATAGGCGCTGGTACGGTGCAGGATTGCCAAAGATTACAGCAAGTCAGATAGCGAGCGGTATTCGAACAAGAGAACAAGGCGAAAAGATAGTAGGGCGCTGGGCTGGTGGTGATATTCTAGAAAAGCGCGGAACGGGCCCGAGCGTATTTGAAATATTCGCTTCAGAAGGCATACACTTTCAGCGCGCAGATATGCGCCGAGTAACAGGGTGGACACAAATTAGAGAGCGCTTGGTTGGGAAAAACGATAAGCCGCTAATTTACTGGACAACAGAAACACAAGAGGGCTTAGAGTTGTTAGCGAATCTACAGCATGACTTGAATAATCCAAGCGATGTAGCCGCGGGAATTGATCACTGTCTTGCTGCAAATACGATAATAAAGACTAAAAACGGGAGCTTCCCAATTAGTGAGCTAGTCGGGAAAGGCGGGCACGTGCAAAATCACTTAGGGGAATGGGTGCCTTTTAAAAACTGCAAATCATACGGCGTTCAAGAAGTGATAAGACTTCGCTTTTCTGATGGCACTACGATTGATTGCACGCCAGAACATAAGATTATGAACGCCAAAGGCGAGTGGATTTATGCTTGCGAGTTCCTTGATGCGGTGCGATATTCGCCGTCATGGATCCAAAGATTATTTCAGAGACTTGTCAGGAGTTTAACGGCGCTAAATACTACAAGCTCGGATTCTATTTTAGGCGCACCTCAAAGGAATGGCGTGGCAGCAGGTCTTTGCACCGAGAGGTCTGGAAGTTTCATCACGGAGAAATTCCGCCAAATTACGACATTCATCATATCGACAATAACCGCGCCAATAATTCCCTTTCAAACTTGCAGTGCGTCCATGAAGTTGAGCACGGTAAGCATCACGGCAAGCAACCAGAAGCAATTGAGCGTGCCCGTAAAAATCTTGAGTTTGCAAGACCTCACGCAGCGGCATGGCATAGAAGCGAAGCGGGGCGAGCGTGGCATAGAAGCCAAGACCTTAGCCATTTGCGCGTTCTTAAAGACTTTAAGTGTGAGAATTGCGGGAAGCCTTTTCAATCACCGCAAACAGAATCTAGGTTCTGTCACAACAATTGCAAATCAGCGTGGCGAAGAAAGGCGGGGTTTGACAATGTTGAAAAGACTTGCGCGATTTGCTCAAAGAAGTTTATCGGCTCTAAGTATTCCCTTGTTAAAACTTGTGGCAAAGAGTGCGGGAAGCAGCTGTCTAGAAATTCAAAGGCTAGGAAAGCAAGAAGTATTTTGCCTTGATACGCCATACCCGCATTCATTCTATACAGCTAACGGCATAGTAGTTCATAATTGCCCAGATTCTACCCGCTACATGGCGCAAGCCCGCCCATTTATTAGAGAAAAACCAGCTTCAGAACTTTCACTCGAACAAAGATTTAAACCCCCCACGATGAATGATTTATGGACGATGCACGAACAGAGTCAGAAGAGCAGGAATTAAAGCCTAAAGACTCTAAAGCACTTTGCTTAAAGTGGCTTAAAGAGATTGACACTGTGCTTAATTCAAAAGAACAGCGCGCGTTTGAGCGCGTTGGTGAGCGCATTGTTAAAAAGTACAGAAACGCGGACGCATTACAGATTTATGATACAAATACTGGAAGCGCGCGCGTAATGCTAAACGTGCTCTGGGTAACGGTGCAGATTAAGTTACCTGTTCTTTACGCACGTATGCCCAAGGTTGTAGTTGAGCGCGAATTTAAGGATAAAGATCCAGTTGGTCGCGTAGCTGCAATGGGCGCAGAGCGTGCAACTAGCTCAATACTTCGCGCGCAACAAGACCGGTTTAATTACGCGGCGAAAGGCGCAGTTCAAGAGCGCTTAACTGTTGGCCGTGGGCAAGTGTGGCTTCGTTATACGTCACAGCAAGATGAGCAAGGAATGCTCGTTCCGTTATCAGAAAAAGTTATTGTTGACCCTCTAAACTGGCAAGATTACCTCGAATCATTCGCTCGCAATCAGTACGAAGTACGTTGGCGCGCACGACTAGCGCGGATGACACGTCAAGCGTTAGTAAATCGCTTTGGCGAAGAGATTGGTAACGCCGTTAAATTTACAGGTGACGGCGAAAGAAAGCGCATTAAAGATGATGAGCAAGAAATCAAGCAAGCGGACGTGTGGGAAATCTGGGATGATGAGACTAAGCAGGTAGTGTGGGTTTCTAAGGGTTATCAAGAGGGCGTGCTTGACGTAAAGCCTGACCCAATGCGGTTAGAAAACTTTTTCCCGTGTCCATTACCATTACTTGCAACGACAACAACCGATACAACGTATCCGACTCCTGATTTTAAAATCTACGAAAAGCTAGCCGATGAAGTTGACTACACAACTAAGCGCATTGCGTCCATTATGGACTGCATACGCATCGTTGGCGGTACAGCGGCCCAGTTAAATAATGACTTAAAAAACATGCTCAAACTTTCCGACGGTCAATTATGGCCAATGGAGAATTGGGCAACGTTCGCAGAACGCGGCGGCTTTAAAGGCTCAATTGATTGGATGCCAATTGAGCAAGCCGTTTCAGCGCTGCCAGCATTAATGCAGTACCAGGAACACTGCCTGAATATAATTTTCGAGCAAATTGTAGGTTTGCCTGACATTATGCGCGGGGCAAGCGATCCAAACGATACGGTTGAAGCGCAGCAGCAAAAGGGTAGATGGGCATCTATTCGCGTATCTGACCAGCAAGCGGACGTTCAAAGATTTTGTAGGCAAATCGTTGAGAAAGTTGCTGAGATTTTGTTTGAACCGGGCTTATTTAGCGATCAAACGCTTTCAGTGCTTGCGGGCGTTGACCAATTCTCGCCAGAAGACCAAGCGCTTTGGCCAGAAGCACTAGCGCTTTTACGAAACGATAGACTTCGCACTTTCCGCGTTGATATTGAGACTGATTCAACGATTGCAATGGACGAAGCCACAGAAAAAGCAGAGCGCACAGAATTTCTTAGCGCAATAACTGGGCTATTCGGTCAAGTGCAAAATGTAGTTCAGTTTTCTCCTGACTTAATGAAACCAATGCTTGAATCTGCTCTATTTGCAGCGCGTGCGTTTCGTGCGGGCCGCGCACTAGAGGGCGCGTTCGAGCAAGCAATTGATAGAATCCTAGAAGCACAAAACGCTCCACCGCCAGAACCTCCGCCAGACTACGAAGGGCAAAAGCTACAGATAGAGGCGCAAAAAGTGCAAGGTCAAATGCAGATTGAAATGAACAAACTGCAACTTGACTCACAAAAATCACAAGCAAATATTCAAGTAGAACTCCAAAAGCTAGAGCTTGAAGCGCGTAGAATCATGAGTGAAGAGCAAGCAAAAGCGTTTGATGCGCAGCTTGATAAGTTCAAAGAAGATTTTAAACAATTTGCTGAGACGCAGCGCTTACAGATCGAGAAGTTTAGCGCTATTGCAAGCGAGCGCGAAGCTATTCTAGAAGAAGCGCGGTTAAAACAAGACCAAATCTTACAAGCAGCAGAAATGCGACAGAATAAAATGCTTAAAGACGTTGAAGTCATTGCGGCCAAACAACCAGCGCAAGCACCAGCTCCTATAGTGACGGTGATTCAACCAAAGGAAGATGATTCTGAGAAAGAAATTGATTTAGTGCGTACTGCAAGCGGGTTTAAAGGCAAAGCGCGAAAGGTAAAACGTGGCGAACAGTCAAACGAAGGTATCTAATAGTTACCTTTCGAGTAACCCTGATTTTGATGTTGCCGATGATTTAATCGGAACAAAGCGCTATCAGCAAATAAAGCTGATAGATCCAACTGAAGGTAGCACTGCCCCTATTGGCGTTGCGGGAAATCCGCTACACGTAACACCAGCGGCGGGAAGTCTTAGTAATGTGAACGTCACGCAATACGGCGGCGTTGCTACTACGCTCGGCCAAAAGGCAAGCGCTGCCTCAATTCCTGCGGTGCTTGCGGCTGACCAAGAATTAATTCTTGATACGATTCGAGATGAGACAACCGCGATTAATGCAAAGT